CGTACGATGCGAGACAAACACGAAGGAGCACGCGAGATCGTAGTGGAGCGAGCCGCGAACGGTGAGGCGGCGATCGCGATGTTGAAGAACGAGATCGTGGGTGTTGTAGGTGTTCGACCGAAGGGATCGAAAGAGGCGCGACTTGCAGCAGTGTCGGGAGTTATCGAAGCGGGTAACGTGTACTTGCCTCAAGACAAACCATGGATAGGCGATTTCATCGAAGAGATCGTGGCGTTTCCGAACGCGAAGAACGACGATCAAGTCGACGCAATGACGATGGCGCTTTCGCGTTTGTCGAAGAGAACGGCTTCGAATATTTTGTTACCACTAGAAGGATCGCGACAGCGACCCACAAACTTCGCGCAGTCTAGCGTGTAAAAGGTTTTCACAATGGCGAAGAAGATTGATTTTGGTGTGCTTGGGTTCGAAGGGCTTAAGCAGTATGGCGGACAGGTCGACGAAGAATTTTTGGCCAAGCTTCGAGGCGAGTATGGGATCAAGGTCTTTCGCGAGATGTCGGACAATAGCTCGACGATTGGCGCCATCCAGTACTTGTTCGAGGCGTTGGTGCGTCAGGTTGGTTGGCGTGTTGAAACAGCTGAGCCCTCGAAGGAAGCGCTAGAGCAAGCCGAGTTCGTCGAGTCGTGCATGTTCGATATGGAACACACGTTCGAGGATTTCATCTCCGAGGTGTTGTCGATGTTCCCGTATGGCTGGAGTTTGTTCGAGACTGTGTACAAGATGCGTCGAGGGCAAGAGGTAAAGGACCCCAAGCAGCAGTCAGCGTATGACGACGGGAAGATAGGATGGAGGAAGTTTGCGCTACGTGCACAAGATACGTTGGATCGTTGGCAGTTTGACGAGAGCGGGGATCTGGAAGGGATGCATCAGCAACATCCTTCGTCGGGCAAGACAGCTTACATCCCGATGGACAAGGCGATTTTGTTTAGGACCAAGACTACTAAAAGCTCTCCACAGGGCCGTTCGTTGTACCGTAATGCGGTTATCGATTGGTTCTATCTGAAACGCATTAGCGAGATTGAGGCGATCGGTATCGAGCGGGACTTGACTGGACTTCCTGTGATGGAAGTTCCAGAGCGTATGTTGTACCCAGACGCATCGCCAGAGAACAAATCTCTTTTGAATCAACTCAAGACTTTGTTGTCGCAGGTGAAGCGAGACGAGCGGGAGTATGCGATCGTACCTAGTAAACTTAACGACGAAGGCAAGCCGACGGGGTACGATTTCAAGTTGTTGACGACAGGAGGCACGCGACAGTTCGACACCGACAAGGTGAAGAACTATTACAAAACATCTATCCTTCAGAGCGTGCTCGCGCAGTTTATCCAGTTAGGCATGAACAGCGTAGGGTCATGGGCGTTGGCGTCGAGTCAGACCGAGACGTTTGCGGTTGCGTTGGGTACGTATCTTGACGTGATTGCTTCGACGTTCACGCGATATGGGATTTATAGATTGATGGAAGCGAACGGTGTTAAGCGTGAGTACTGGCCCGAGCTCGTGCACGGAGATCTTGAGTCGTTACCGCTGGCGGATGTCGGTGCGTACATTCAAGCGCTGTACAACACCGAGCAGCTTCCCGATGGCGATGAGGCGTTGCAGCGTAAGCTGCTCGAGCTTGCGAAGCTGCCGATGCCCCAAGGAGACGAGAGCAAGACGCGTGAACCGAAGGAGAAGCGGAAGGGGTTGTTGAAGGCACTTCCGAGCGGGAAGAAGCAAGCGCCTGTGGGCTTTTGTCCGACGTGCGGGAAGGGCTATGTCGGCAAGCAGTCTAAGTGTCCGAGTTGTGGTGAGCCGATAACGAAGAGCGCTTGATGCCTCTCATTCAACAATATCGCGGAGCGAGGATCATGAAGCGACGTCGCAAGTCGTGGTATCGCGAAGATCCGGGGACGCCCGAAGGACGTGATGCGTATCGCATTGCGGCGAAGCACGAGGAGGCGTTTGCTCGAGCGTTTTTGAAAGCACAGCGGGACATGTTCACCCCCGAGGTTGAGCGCGATGTCAAGCGCGCCATCCGTACAGGGTCTACGACCGAGGTGTTGGATGTGTTGCCGCTGGCGCAGGACGCCGACGATCCGGTATGGGAAAAATTTCGTGAGCAGATCTTGCGGGCGTACTCGGTAGTGATCGACGAGGCGGGCGATGACGCCACGCGACGCATGAACAAAAAGTTCAAGACGAAGATGAGGTTCACGCTAGAGACAGCGGAAGACAGAGGAGAGGAAGTAGCGAAGGCGCGAGAGGACGTGAGTCGAGCGGCGGCGGGGATGGTCGTTCCCGTGAATCCTTATTCGGTCAAGTGGATGCAGGAGCGTGCAACGCATTTGATTACAGATGGAATCACGAAGTCACAACGTCAAGTGGTGAGCGATCTTTTGTTGGACGGATTCGAGCGCGGTCTTCGAGCTGAAGAAATATATGGAGAGATCAAAGCAAACGTCGGATTGACCAAGCGTTGGAACAATGCGGTTCTGAACCGTCGCACGAAGCTTGCAGAGATGGGTTTCGACGAGGGCGAAGTAGCACGACGTACAGACAAATACCGCGAGCAGTTATTGGGCAAGCGCGCGCAGATGATCAGTCGCACGGAGACGATAACGGCGCAAGCTCAAGGACGAAACGACGCGTGGAAGATGGCGCAGGATTCAGGGCAATTGCCCGCGGTTCAACGTCGGTGGATCGCGGCGCCGGGCGGTTGTGAGATTTGTTTGGAGCTGGACGGTAAAACCGCGAAGTTGGGCGAGCCGTACGAGTCGGCGTCTGAAGGAGCTGTCGACATGCCAGGAGAGGACAGTCATCCCGGCTGCCGTTGCACAGAATCATTGGAGAAAGTGTGATGTCTAAAAAATATTCACAAGAGTTCATGGAAGAAGTTCTAGCTGAGTCGAAGAAGTACCTTCCAAAATGGCTCTGGGCTAGTTTAGTTCAGGCAGCAAGACCACGAGCTGGAGGGAGATCTGCGCATCGTATTGATGAGCCTGACGTGTTCGCGAAGTTGGCGCTGGGTGAGATTAAGCCAAAGAAGTTGAAAGACATTAGCGACGAAGACCTTGATGTTGTGTGGTTGAGATTGAATCAATGGCATGCGAATGCGAAGAGGCGCAAGCAGCCGGTTGAGAACATCGTGAACGCAGCTTTATGGGTAAGGCAGGAGCGCGAGCGTCGAGGGAAGAAGACAGACGGAGGGAATCTCGTCGAAGAAGTTGAAGCACTGGATAAAGCAGAATGTGGACCTCCAAAATTTGAAGATAAGAATTTGTCTGATGAAGAACAAGAAAAATTAAAAGAAGTGCATAAGCAGCTTGTTCCTGAAGTCCCGACCGTCGGACCGAAACACGCAAAGGTAGTTTTCGTTGGTGCGAGTCCGAGCAAGATAGAAGCTGCGCGGCGTGAGTCGTTTGCAGGGCAGGTGGGCGAAACGTTCAACCAGGTGTACCTCAAAGCGTTGGGTTTGAAGCGAAGCGAGGTGCTGCTTATCAATGCTGTGCCAATGCCGCTTGAAGATGACGAGGGTAAGCCGCGGGAACCGATGGTGGACGAGATCAACAAATGGCAAGGGTGGCTAAACAAAGAGCTTAAAATGTACCAGCCTGAAATAGTTGTAGCGCTTGGGCGCGTGGCTGAGAGTGCGCTGAACGAGTATCCTCCCGACGTTGTGCTTCCGCATCCTGGTGCAGTGAAACGATTTGGAGACAGTGGAGAGGTGAGCAGGAAGCTCAAGCAGTTGCGCGTGAAGATCAAAAAACAACGGACTTTTAAACAGCAAGCAGAGGGAGGCACGCGCAGCATTGCAGCGTTTGATCATTGGAACAAAGATTGGATAAAGGCGTTACCCAAGAGCGGGAAAGGCAAGTTCGTTTATCAGCATCACTGGCGTGGGTTGGACGAAGACGAGAAGAAGCTCGACGACAAGCAGCTTCTCGACACTTCTCATTCGATCCACGGCGACATCCGATTGAGTGGGAACGACGGGCTTTGGGGGTTTGCTGTGTTGCTGGGTAGAGCTGAAGACAACAGAAAGCTCGAGCACGGCGACAAGCTGATTGACTGGAAAGAGGGTGACAGCATCGAGCTCGCTCCAAAGCTGCAGCAGCCCGAGGAGTGGTTGAAGGTCGGTGTCGGTAAGCCTTTAGTGACGGGGCCAGGAGAGGCAGGAGCTACGTCGCAGAAGTCGTCGAAGTTCTTCGCTTTAGACAAGGGAACTTATCAGATGGGGGTGGCCAAAAAACATGCAGTTGAAATATTTCTTGACGGAGAACACTTAAAGGGTAGATACTTGTTCCTGTTCGCCCCTGTCGGCGGACGGCGTCGGTGGCTGATTGATAAGCCTGAAGACCAAACGCCGTGGGCCGAGAGCCGCGACCTCGCTGATGTCATAAGCGAGCTCAAGAAAAAACGGCAGCGCTGGCTGTACTGGAGCAAGCCCGGATCGAGTCCGGAAGTCTACGACGTTCGGACCGGGAATATCGTCAGTAAGTCAGTACCAATCGCCAAAGCTGACCCAGTCAAGCGAATTGTTTACGGCGTAGTTATCGACCCATATGGGCGAAACGGCCCCGAAGAAGATGCACACGCCGACTGGACACCTCCCAAAGAGGTCGAGCAGATGGCGCATGGTTACTTGACCGGGTCGCGAGAAGTCAAGCTCCAGCACAAAGACAGCACGAAGGCGCAAGTAGTCGAAAGCTGGGTTGAACAATATCCATCACGAAACGACTACTTGAAAGCGGTACGCGGCGAACCCCACAGGGTTTATCGTCGCAAGTTCGGAAGCGATAAGATCCATTCGGGATCATGGTTAGTCGGAGTGAAGCTAACAGAGGATTTGTGGAAGTTGTATAAGGCAGGAAAAATCACGGCGTTTTCACCTGGAGGTTTTGGGTTTAGACGTCGCATGTTGCGTTCTGAAATGCCGCAAGTTATTTTTGTTGAGCTCGTCGAGAGAGCAGCCTGATGGATAAGCCGTTGACTGAATTGTCTGGTTTTGTGCCCGAAGAGTTGTCCGTCGTGGACAGGGGTGCCAATAAAAAGAAACCGTTTCCAATTTTCAAACAGGAGCAAGACATGGACTTTGACGAAATTCTCAAAGCCGTTCTCGAGACCGAGAGCGATGAAGAGGGGAAACTCGCAGAGTGGTTCGAAAAAGCGAAAGTGTCCGACAAGGGCCAAGCCGCTATTAAAGGCGCGCTGCGTTTGCTGTCGAGCTACAAAGACGAGATTCCAAAAGACGTTCTCAACACCCTTGGTGATCTTGCCGGGTATCCTGCACCGAAGAAAGCGCAGGAGAAACCCAAGGAAGATGAAGAGGAGATGAAGGGAAAAGCAAAGGAAGAAGACGAGATGGAGAAGAAAACCGTTCAGAAGGCGGAGGGTGTCGAGCTTCAGCTCGAAGAAATCCGCAAGGCTCACGAGGCGCAACTCTCAACTTTGACCGCGCAGAACGAGGAAATCCGTAAGAGCCTCGACGAAGAGCGCGAAGCTCGACGGCGTGAGGAGTGGATTGGGAAAGCCAAAGAAGAGCTTTCGTTCTGTCCGGGGCAGAGTGCCGAAGACCACGCGGACATGCTGTTGAAGCTGGAAAAGGTCGACCCCGAGTTGGCCAAGAAGCAGTTCGAGCAGATGAACTCGACGAGCGAAGCATTGGAGAAATCCGAGATGTTCCGTGAAGCTGGCGCGAAGTTCGGTGAGACCACCGAGTCGAGTGCTTGGGGACAGATCGAAAAACTCGCCAAGGGTTTGGTCGAGAAATCTTCGGACATCAACCTGACACAGGAGCAAGCGATCTCGAAGGTGATGAGTTCACCTCGAGGTAAAGAGCTCTATGACCGGTATCTCGCCGAGCATCCGGCGCAGAATTAAGGAGGTAGGTCATGGCATACGAAGGAATACTGAGTAACATTCCCGGACTCGTAGCTGGCGCCGATCTCAGTGCGGCTCAGTTTCGGTTCGGCAAAATCAACACCGCCGGCAAGGTCGTTCAGGCTGACACCGAAGGTGAGTACATCGACGGCGTGATTCAAAACAAGCCAGATGCTGCGGACAAGGTTTGCACTTTTGGTTGTGGCGGAGTGTCGAAGATCGTTTGTGGCGATTCAGTCACAGCGGGTGATCGGTTGATGGGCGATGCTGATGGCAAAGCGAAGACCGCAGCGGCTGCTCCGACAGCAGCCAGCAAAGATAGTTCGGTTGGGCCTTTTGCACTTGCAGCGGCTGACACGATGGTCATCGATGTCGACAACGTCGGCAATGCGACGGCGACTTGGGATGCTGCCGAAGGTTATGTTGAAGATACAACCACAACGTATCCTTGTGCGGATCAAGATGGTCTGACCATCATTCTTGCGCTCAATGGAGGCCGTTCTCAGACAATTACGTTCGCAGGCGCAACGACAACTCTTGCAAGTATCCTCGCTCAAATCAATGATCAATTGGTTGGTGGACGTGCAATTGACAACGGTTCGACTCAGCCGCGCATTGTTTCTGACATGCAAGGAACGGACAGCGCGGTGAGCGTCGCCACTGGTACAGGTTTGTTCGTGACTAACCAGGACGCACCTGTTGCCGGCACCGGTGACGTCGCCAACATTTCTGCGGTAACTGCTGCAGAGATCAAGACAATAATTGAAGCTGACACTACCGCGGAAGTAACCGTCAACGCAGACGGCAGCTTCACGGTCGAATCTCCGACAACCGGAACCGATAGCGAGCTCGACTTCGTGTCTGGCAACGCTTTGACCAAAACGGGATTGTCGGTGGAAGTAATTACGGGCAGCAACCCAGGCACCTATTCCAGAGGGAGGGCGCTTGAGAGTGGTTCGGCAGACGAGATCATTTCGATGCTTCTCGACGGTCCGACTTTGAACGGTTAAGGAGGAAAAAATGCCGCAACCAACAGCAGGTGATGTACATGTCAACAGACCGTTGACTAACATGTCGATCGCATATCTGCAGACTCAAGAGCAGTTCATTGCGACGAAAGTGTTCCCTAACATTCCGGTGCAGAAGTCATCGGACAACTACTTCACGTATCCGAAGCAGCAGTGGTTCCGGACGGACGCCAAAGAGCGCCCGCCGGCAACCGAGTCTGCGGGTTCCGGGTATGATGTGTCGACTGCCACGTATTCGTGCACGCCTTTCGCGTTGCATAAAGATGTCGACGATCAACTTCGTGCGAACGCCGATGCCCCGATCAACCTCGATTCCGAAGCTGCTGAGTTTGTGACTCGCGGTTTGGCGTTGAAGCGCGAGAAGGACTGGGCCGCCAAGTATTTCACGGGTAGTGTATGGAGTGCAGATGTTACTCCTTCACCTTTGTGGGATGCTGCGAGTTCCGTGCCGTTCGATAACATCCGTGCGCAAGCGGACGCGATCCACAAGTTGACCGGGTATCGACCCAATACGTTGGTGTTGGCTCGAGACGTGTGGAGTGTGCTCCAAGACCATGAAGA